TATATTTTTATACAAGTTTTTTGTTTTTTGACGTATTAGTGGAGGGCAGCCTTGACGGTGCGACGGGGCAAGCTATCGCAAAATATACGACTGCTTTCGGGAGGTGCGATTTGATTGAACAGGCTTAGTGCCAGGGAACAGGCGTTCTGCGGCTTTTATTGCGAGCTTAGGGACGCCAGAGCCGCCGCCGAAAGAGCAGGCTTTAAAAATGCTGCGGCAAAGGGCGAGGCGTTGCTTGGCAGAGAAGAAATCGTTGAGGAGGTTGCGAGACTCTCGGAACTGAAAAACAGGGAAACCGGAGACATTGCCTCCGCCGGCTACAGGCGGCTTGCGTTTGGGGATATCTCGGACGCGGTGTCGCTGCTCTTTATGAAGGAGCCGGGCGAGGAGGAGCTGAGAAACATGGACTTGTTTTTGGTGTCCGAAATCAAAAAGCCGAGGGATGGTAACATGGAGATCAAATTTTTTGACAGGCTAAAGGCGTTGGAAAAGCTGGAGCAGCAGGTTGATTCCGACGGCGGAGCGCAGAGGCTGATCGAGGCTATTGAGCGCGGCGCAAGGTCGCTGGAGCGTGACGGCGGTGAAGATTGAGAGCTTTTCTCAAAAGCAGCTTAGGGTGCTGAGCTGGTGGCACAAGGATTCGGAAGCAAGGGATTTTGACGCGATCATCTGCGACGGGGCGGTGAGAAGCGGCAAGACGCTTTGTATGTCGCTGTCGTTTGTGCTGTGGAGCTTTTGGGGACTTGGCGGCGGCGCGGACTTTGCGCTTTGCGGCAAAACGGTGCGCTCGCTGAGAAGAAACATCGTTATCCCGCTTTTGCCGGTTTTGAGAAGCTTGGGGTTTGAGTGCGAGGAAAAGGTCTCGCAGGGCGTGCTCCTGCTGAGAAGGGGCTCGGTTTTGAACAGGTACTATCTTTTTGGCGGCAAGGACGAGAGCTCGGCAGCGTTGATCCAGGGCATGACGCTTTCGGGGATCATGCTTGACGAGGTCGCGCTGATGCCAAGGTCGTTTGTGGAGCAGGCGTTGGCAAGGTGCTCGGTCGAGGGGGCGCGGTTTTGGTTCAACTGCAACCCGGAGTATCCGGAGCACTGGTTTTACCGCGAATGGATTTGCAGGGCGCAGGAGAAAAACGCGCTTTATCTGCACTTTACCATGGACGACAATCCGTCGCTTTCGGACAGGGTGAAAAGGAGATATGAGAGCCTGTATTCCGGGGCGTTTTACGAGAGGTTCGTGAGGGGCAGGTGGGTCGCGGTTTGCGGCGCGGTGTATCCGTTTATGGCTGACGGCGAGATGTACTTTGACCCTCCGCAGGACTGCGACAGATTTGTGATCTCGTGCGACTACGGCACGGTGAACCCGGCTTCGTTCGGGCTGTGGGGCAGGAGCGGCGAGAGCTGGTACAGGCTTGACGAGTATTACTTTGATTCGCGCAAGGAGGGCTTTCAGAAAACCGACGAGGAGCACTATGAGGGGCTTTGCCGGCTTGCCGGAGAGAGGAAGATTGAGCGCGTGATCGTTGACCCGTCGGCGGCGAGCTTTATTGAGGTGATCCGCAGGCACGGAAGGTTCAGGGCGGTTGCCGCAAAAAATGATGTGGCTGACGGGATCCGCAGGGTTTCGGGCGCGCTGAAGAGCGGCAAAATCAGGATCTGCCGGATTTGCCGCGCGACGCGAAGGGAGTTTTCGCTTTATAGGTGGGACGAGCGGCGAAGGGGCGACTTGCCGGTTAAGGAAAACGACCACGCGATGGACGACATCAGATATTTTGTCGCCGCAATTTCGGACGGCGGCTCGGGCGTTTGTGCCGTTGCCGCCGCAAGACAGGAGGATTGACAGCTTGATATTCAAAAGAAACAAACGCCGCGCTGCCTTGGCGGTGCAGACCGTTCCAAAGGAAAAGCAGGATATGAGCGCACTCGGCTTTTTGGGCTTTGAGGCGCAGTGCAGGGCGGAGCGTGAGCTGTATGACAGGCTCAGAGAGGGCGTGCCGGTGATCGACGCGGCGATATGCAAGCTTGTGAGGCTGATCGGAAGCTTTAGGATAGAAGCCGGAAACGCGGCTGCTCAGAGGGCTGCCGACGAGCTTTGCAGAGAAGTTAAATTCAACGGCTCGTCGTTTGGGCTGGTGAATTTTATTTATGACTATCTTGACTCGCTGCTGACCTATGGCACGGCGGTGGGCGAGATGATCCCCGACGCGTGCGGAGAGGGCATTGCCGCGCTGTATCAGGCAAGCCTTGACGACGTTGAGATCAGGGCGGACAAAACTCCGCTGGATCTGGTTGTGTGCGCAGGCACAGCCGGAAAAAGCGAGCCTGCAAAATATCAGTCGCTGATTTTGGCAAGCCTTTTGAAGCCCAAGCCCGGCACGGTGAGGGGCACTTCGCTTTTGAGCGGTCTGCCGTTTGTGTGCGGGATCTTGGAGAAGATTTTGGTTTCGCTGAAGCACAACTGGGAGCGCGCAGGAGACGTGAGGTTTGTTGTGACCTGCAATCCGCAGAACGGCGTTTTTGGTGAGGACGACGCGAGAAAAATCGCCGACGAATGGCGCGAGGCGGTGAGAAGCGACAGGGTCTGCGACTTTGTGTCGGTGGGCGACGTGAGCGTTAAGGTGATCGGCGCGGAGAGCGAAATGCCGGAATGCGAAACGCCTGTGAGGGTGGTTCTGGAGCAGATACTGGGTAAGCTGGGGATACCGCCGTTTTTGCTGGGGCTTTCTTGGTCGAGCACCGAGAGGATGAGCACTCAGCAGGCGGATATTCTGACAAGCGAGCTGGAGTATTACAGGGCTATCCTTGACCCGGTTATCCGCAGGATCGTGAAGATGCACCTGAGGCTTTTGGGGCTGGAGAGCAGCTTTAGGATCGTTTGGAACGACATTAATTTGCAGGATACTGTGGAGCTGGCTCAGGCAAGGCTTCATAATGCGCAGGCAGAGAAAATCGAACAGGAGATCGGGGTGGAATACATTGACGAATAAGGACGGTATCAAAAAGCAGGCTGCGGAGACTGATCTGGTGACGGAGAAGGTGAGCGCGGAGGACCTGAGCCTTATCAACGGCTATGCGCGGAGAGAGCTGAGCGCGGACGAGGTGTACGTTTTTTCGGTGATACTGTGCGACAACGACGTTGACAGAGACGGCGAAAGGTTCACGGTGGAATCGCTGTTCGCGCTGGAAAAGCTTTTTGTGGGCAAGACCGGGATCTTTGACCACGAGCCGAGCGCGAAAAACCAGAGAGCCAGGATATTTGAGTGCAGGGTCGAGGCGGTCGAGGGCAAAAAAACCGCCACGGGCGACGATTATTTCAGGCTCAGGGCAAGGGCTTATATGCCGAGGTCTGAGGAAAACGAGGACTTGATCTTGGCGATCGACAGCGGGATCGTCAAGGAGGTCAGCGTGGGCTGCGCGGTGAAGAAAACGGCTTGCAGTGTGTGCGGAGAGGCGATAGGACTGTGCGGACACAAAAAGGGCGAGAGCTACTCGGGCAAGCTTTGCTGCGGCGAGCTTTTGGAGCCGTTTGACGCTTATGAATGGAGCTTTGTGGCTGTTCCGGCTCAGAAAAACGCCGGGGTCACAAAGGGCTTTGACGGAAGGGGTTTTGAGATGGAAAATGTTTTGAAAAGGATCGAAAACGAAAAGGGCTTTTTGCTCAGCGACGGAGAATGCAGGAGCCTGAAGGCGTATATCGACGGGCTGAGACAGAGCGCGAAGGACGGAGTTTTTTACCGCGACAGCCTTACCACAGAGGTGCTCAGGCTTTCGGCTGCGGTTCAGCCGGATATTTCGCGCGAGACCATGGAGGCGGTCGTCAAGGGCATGAGCCTTGCGCAGCTCAGGGAATTTAAGACTGCGTTTGAGAGAACACGCAGCGAAAAGCTGGGCATCAAGCCTCAGCTTGGCTGTGAAAACAGAAAGCAGAACGCGCCGGACTACGGCGAATTCAGAATTTGACGGAGGAATAAAGTATGAATGTTGATTTTAAGGGCTTTGGAGAAAACGTTGCGACCTTTGTTGCAGACACCGGTTTGACGGCTCCGGGAGTTGCCGTTAAGGTAACTGACGACGGAAAGGTTGCCAAGTGCAGCGCGAACGACAAGTTTTGCGGTATTTGTATCGCCGTGAAGGACGGCTATGCCACTGTTCAGCTCAGTGGCTACGCGGAGTTTAAGGCAGGCTCAAGGATAGCTCCGGGTTATCAGAAGCTTGCCGCTAACTCAAACGGCGGCGTTGCGATTAACGACAGTGCAGGCAGAGAGCTGCTTGTTTTGTGTTCGACAGTGAGCATGGCAGGAGTTATGCTGTAAGCTTTTGGGAGGTTATAATATGGCAAATTTTGAGAATATTACTATTGAAAAAGGAATGTATCAGGTCAAGGGCGGATTGTCTCAGGCGTTGGAGCAGCTTGACCCGAGCGTGAACTACATGGGAACCGAGCTTGAGGGGCTTGACGCCTTTTCGCGCCAGCTCAAGCGTTTTGGCATCAAGGTGAGCGGAAGCTCAAGCGACTGCGTTGAAAAGTTCTTTCAGACCTCAAACTCAGCCGCGCTCTTTCCGGAATATGTGGGCAGAGCGGTCGCGCAGGGTATTGAAAGGGCAAACGTGCTGCCCGACATTGTGGCGACTGTGACCGACATTGAGGGCATGGATTACAGAAGCATCGCGTCGGAGCCGACTGACGACGAAAAGTCGCTCAAGATCGTGGGCGAGGGCGCGGCGATCCCGCAAACGGTGGTAAAGACGAGAGAAAACCTTGTTACGCTCAAAAAGCGCGGAAGAATGTTGGTTGCCTCTTATGAGGCACTCAGATTCCAGAGACTCGACCTGTTTACTGTCACGCTCAATCAGATCGGCGCATATATTGCAAGAGCGCAGCTTTCGGACGCTATTGACGTGCTCAAAAACGGCGACGGCAACAACAACGCCGCATTGAGTGTAAACGTTGACACCGCAGGCACTGTGACCTATGACGATTTGGTCAAGTTCTGGGCCGCGCTGGCTCCGTATGAGCTCAACACTATCCTTGCGCCGACGGCAGAGATGAAAAAGATCCTTTCGCTGAGTCAGATGCAGGATTCAAGAGCAGGGCTTGATTTTCACGGCACCGGAAACATGGTCACTCCGCTGGGCGCGTCGCTGATCCATGTTCCCGAAATGACTTCGGGCTCTGTTATCGGTCTTGACAAGAGCTGCGCGCTCGAAAAGGTTCAGGCGGGCTCGGTTGTGACAGATTACGACAAGCTTATTGACCGTCAGCTTGAAAGAGCGGCGATCACCTGTACCGCCGGCTTCTCGAAAATCTTTAGAGACGCGGCAAAGACGCTTAACTGTTAAGGATGTGAGCGGCTTGGATACTGCGGCGGTTTATGAAAGATTCAGGGAGCTTGCCGGGCTTGGCGAAGAAGAAACGCGGTTTGTGAGCCTTGCAAACGACGCTTGCAGATATATTGAGAGCATAAAAAGCAAGCGTGAGCTTTCGGAATCGGACGAAAAAAGACTTGAGCTGCTTGCCGCAGCTTATACCTTCAGGCTGTTTTCCATGTGCGGCTCAGAGGAGCTTCGCTCCTTTGTGGCGGGCGACGTTAGGATCACGTCGTCCGCCGGAGTGCGCGAAAAGGCGGAGTCGCTTTGGAACGCGCTGAGTGCGGAAAACTCGGATCTGGTCGGCGGCAGCGGATTTTTGTTTGGCAGGGTGATGTGATGAATTTGTTTGGGGCTGTGGGCACTGCGATCGAAAAATACGGTGCGTCGGTGAGGATAGAAACCGACGGGGATTTGACAGAGGGCAAGGCGTTTGTTGAGCCGCTGAGATACAGGAACCGAATCTACATCGGCGGTCAGTACCGGCTTGCAGGCATGGACAGAAAGGAAAAGTACCTTTATGTCGGCACGGTGGAGAACGCGCTGACGGAGGATCGCTCGGTGGTTGAGGCAAACGGCGCAAGGTATATCGTAAAGCGCAGCGAGCTGTATTATGCCGGCGACGTTCCGGTGTATATTTGGGCGATCTTGCAGCCCTGCGGCGAGGCGTTGGAGGATGAATATGAAGCAGATTGAAAAACAGGTTGACAGGATAATTGTGCGGCTAAAGCAGCTTGAGCCGCTCGGCGGTCTGAGGTTTGTCAGGGAGTACGGGACCCACAGGCTCGAAAGCCCGGTCAGGGGGCTCTTGGGCGTTGTTTCAATCAAGGAAGCCGTGCTTTCAAAGAGCTATATCGGCGGCGTGACCGAAGCCGGGCTAAAGGGCGACAAGTATTCGGCGGTGATCTCGATCAAGGTCTATGCACCCAAAACCGAGAACGGCAGCGGACTTTCGGAGACCGTGGGCGAGCTTATGCTGGGGCTGAGAGAGGTTGATGACGAAAAGATAATCACCGATACCGGTGTGAGCGCGATCGAGTTTGACCAGGATATGAACGCGATCTGCCGCACGGTGAGCTTTGGCGTCGATTTTTGCTTGTGCGAGGAGGCGTCGGCGTTATGATACACGCAATACCCGAAAAGCGCGAGAGCGCGGTCATCAGGCTGAACGGCAAGGTTTTGGGCGGAGTTTTGAGCGCGGTGAGGATAGCCGAGAACAAGGGCGAGGGGATCTATGAGCTTTTGAGCGAAAAGCCCGTTGCCGTAATAAAAAACACTGAGTACAGAATTGAGCTGACGGCTGAGGGCGAGGCAAACCGCGCGTTTTTGCAGGGCGGCTATGAGCTGAGCATTGAGGACAAGGACAAATGCGTGAGGTACACCGGCTGCACCACAAGGCGGCTTGAGGGCTGCCTCACGCCAAATAAGCGAGTTGGCTATAAGGCTGTGGTGGTTGCAAAGGAGAGGATCGAAGATGACGGAGAAAACGGAGAGGCTGACAGAGCTTGCTGAGGCTGCCGCTCAGGGCAGCCCGGGCTTTGACGCCGAGGCTCTGAGCGAGGAGCTGGAACGCGAGAGCAGAAGATACAGCCGAGCCTTGGGTGAGGAAGAGGAGGCAAGGCTGAGATGAAGCAGGCTCCCATGAGATTCAAGGGCTTTGAGTGGCGGCACAATCCGCGCGAAATCAGCCTTGAATGTGAAAAAAACACAGGTGAGCTGAACTTTCCGTACAATGGCTCAAGCCTGAGCGAAACCGGCAGAAAATGCCTTGTTATCCGCGGAAAGGGCGAGCTCTTCGGCGAGGACTGCCTTGAACAGCTTGACAGCCTTGTTGAGCTGTTCAGAGACAGCGGCGAGGGCTTGCTGACGCTTCCGGGAATGAAGCCGTTTTACGCGGTGTTTGAGAATATAAGCGTGACCGGCTCGCCAAAGCCCGACGTGCTGGGCTACAGCTTTGTTTTTCGCGAATCGCCAAAAAAGCCAAAAGCGACCGGGCTGACGCACTGCGTTACGAGCGGCGAGAATTTGTGGGATATTTCATACCGCTTTGATGTTCCGATAGACAGGCTGGTTGAGCTGAATCCGCAAATAAAACGCCCGGATATAGTGGAGGACGGGAGCGTGATTAGGTTATGCTGAGCTTTGAGGTTGAATATAACGAAAAGAGATCTAAAAAACCGGACGTTGTTGAGGACGGGAGCGTGATAAGGCTGTGCTGAGTTATGAGGTTACATATAACGACAAAAGCACTTCGGCTTTGGAAAATGTGATTTCGGCAGAGCTTGACCGCGAGATCGGAGTTCCTGCGGACAGCCTGAGGCTTGTTTGCGAGTTTGACCCAAGACTGCGAAATGCAGACATGATCCGCGCGTTCAGCGGCGACCGTGTGGTTTTTGAAGGACAGCTTGACGAAATCATCACAGAACAAAAAATCGGCTGCACGATAATGCGCTTGAATTTCAGGAACATTGCAGCAGCACTTTTGGACAACGAGGCGGAGCCGGTGATGTATGTCAACCCGTCCGCAGAGATGATATTCACAAGGCACCTAAAGCCCTTTGGAGTTAAGGATTACCGCGCGGACAGCCCCGCGCTTTTGGGCACGCTGAGAATAGTCAAGGGCATGACGCATTGGCAGGTGTTTGAGAACTATTGCAGAAACGCCTTTGGCGAGCCTCCCGGGATCGACAGCAACGGCACGGCGTGGTTCGGCGGCTTGAAAAAGTCCAAAACAGTGTATTTTGGCGGCAACGGATTTCGTTATTATTCTCTGAAAGAAAAAATAGAGAGGTGCAAGCTGATATCGGCAGTCAGGGTAAAGCTAAGCGATTCGCCGCGATACACAGGGCTTATCGAGAACAAATCAAGGGCGGCGGAAAACATAACCAGAGTCAGGCTTGTTGACGCGGTTGCCGACAAAAGCAACATACAAACCGCAGACCGTATAATAGCGGCAGGCAACCGTGCAGCCCACAGCATTGAGCTGAGATGTACAGGCTGCCAAACCGAACTTTTGGGCTGCAAGGCGGAACTGGATGACAAGCTCCTCGGTATTCAAAAAAACCTGACGATCAGCAAGCTAAAATACCTCTTTGACTCCAAATCCGAACGCACCCATCTTTTACTTCGAGCT